ATTATTATTTGGATCAGTATTAACATTTTCTAAATTTATTGTTTTAATATCATCATCGATGCTATTATTGTTCATATAATAAATAGTATATTTTTTTTTATCTAATCTAATAATAGGATGTTAATTTATTGTAAATTTAATAATAATTTACAAGCTATTAAAATACATAAATATTCATCACTTTATCACTTAAAAAAATTAATTAAGGATAGAGTGAAATGTCGAGATTATACAATTGAATATGGGGGTAAGATATTGAATTATGAGGATGACAATAAATATTTAGAAAAGTTTCATATTCATGATGGATCTACTATTAATATAACAAGGAAGATAAAAGGTGGTACAAGTTTTTATATGGTTGTGTTGATAATACTTTGTGTAATATTGGTGTTTATTATTATTCCAGGCCTGTTATTTTCGGGATTCGTTCCATTTATCATTCATATTTTTCAGTTATTTATTTTCAAAATAATTAATTGTTTTATGGGATATATATTTAGATTACCGAGAATAGCTGCTCATAAAGGTATTATTGGATTTTTCGTAAAGTGTTTTATGTTATTTTTCAGTTTGTTTTTCATGTACTATGCAGTCAATTTAATTTTTACTATAGCTTTTTTTCTATGGGTTGCTGTTTTAAAAGGTGGTGATGGACTTTTTACATTATCATCCAGTTATTGTGATTCAGTAAGTACATTGAATATTATGTCCATTGTTATGTCTATTATTTTCATTATATTTTATGGTGCTTTGAAAGCACCTAACTTATTGTTCAAAAATATGGGTGGTATTATAAGTTTGACTGAAAAACTAAACATCGGTTTAATATTTAAATGGTTAAACCCATTTTATGCTTGGTTAAAAGAATTTACTTATGAAACAAAATTTGCGCCTTTCCTTTTGATTCCAGTTTTTGATGGTTTAATGGAAGGATATTTTGATTCTCTTGATTTTGGTGTCAACATGATAACTGAGTATTTAGGATATATTATCCAACTTGGTTGTGGTGGAAATCCAATTGATGTTTCAAGTCTCACACAAAGTTTAGGAAGTGGTAAAAGTACAAATTCAAATGGATCATTGGTTGGTGCTGTTCAAAAAGTAACAAAAACTCAAAATTTAAATTTCTTGAAACAGAAAAAAGCACAAGGAGGTGGTAATTGTACTTTGGTAAATTTAGATACTAACTGTTGTAGTGATGAGATGTTCCAAAGTTTAGCAAATCAGTTTCAAATAATGTACAATATGAAAGCAACAGCAGATATTATGAAAGAGTTAGGTATTTATAAGATTATGAAGGTACTTATTTACGGATTGAATGTAAAACAGGTGAATGAAGATATGGTTAAATTCCATAATGCTTTCGGCCCATTTAAATTATTGGATAATAATGTTAAAGCCCCTATTGCAACATTCTTTAGATATTCAATGTGCAATATATTCTACTTAGCTGACTTCCTTCAGAATACTTTATTCGAATTGGGAACGCCGGAAGATATTTCTGATACAATTAAATGTGGATTTATTGGAGGATTCTTGACAACTATTGCTTATTTAATTTGTATTATTATAATTATATTCGTTGTATTATTAGGATAAGAACGTTAATAAAGGTATATGATATTAATTGGTTTACTTTTACTTATTTTAGTTGTAATAGTTTTTGGTGTAAGATATTGCATTAGATACATCAAAAACTATTTGTATTTCCAACCTTATAAAAACCACATCCTACCAAAACCAGATAATAGGATTAAAGAAGTTTGGCCAACATATAGTGGAAGTGGAGGTAAAAAACTACATGCTTGGTTATATAATCCACAATCACTAAACGAAAAAGACACACCATTACTTCTTTTTTGTCATGGAAATGCAGGAAATATAAGTAACAGGTGTTGTTTTATGAAAGATATGATAAAATGTGATATTCCATTCATGTTTTTCGATTATAAAGGATTTGGAAAAAGTGAAGGGTCAACATTTTTGGAATCAATTGCGGATGATGCGGAGTTGTGTTATGATTATTTGAAGGATAAATTAAAAGTTAAAAATATAATTCCAATTGGGGAATCAATTGGATCTTATGCTGCATCAAGATTGGCTAAAACTAAAGGGTTAGATAAGTTGATTATATTTGCTGGTATGAATTCTATTTCCACTGTTGTTGGTAAGTTGATTCCAATTCCAATGGCAAAATGGATAACAAAGGGTGATTTAGATGTTGGTAATAATTTGCGGGATTATGAGGGATATACGCTTTTCTTACATTCTAAAAAAGATGAAATTGTTGGTTATGATAATGTTGTGTTAAATCATGAGATATGTGGAAAGGATAGGTCGAGAATTCATCACATAAAAGGTAAACATAATAGTTTGGAATTAGATTGGAATGTTGTAAAGAAATTTATAGATATTGTTGATCAATAAAATTGATAAAATAATGTATACCTGTATCGGATCTATCTTCCAAAATAAATTTGTGTCCATCTAAAGTTAAGGTGTATTTCTCTGTAGCTACATCATCTTCATATTCAAACGTTCCATTAAATTCGTTCATATGAGCTTTCAATCTATCTGCAAAATCATTATTAATCCAATTGACTCTAAAAAGCAAGTCGTCATAATATTCTCCACCACCTGACCATATTTCTTCTCTAACCCCTGTTAATAATATATTATTACTTCCATTTATTATAAGTACAATAAAACTCAAACTCAGAGAAGAACCGTTTTGATAACCACCATAATTATTAGAATTATTATTAGAATTATTATTTTCATTATTACCATATTCAATATCTGTTTTCCCAAAATTGGTGTCCATTCTAAAACTATTTCCATTTAATTCTGTAAAATAAGGATCATTAGGATTACCTATATATAATTTTAGTTTTGATCGAACTAATAAAGTTACTAATCTATTGCTGCCTAAAATATCTTTAACTTTTTTTGTTTTTGTCTCATTATTAATTTTATTTGTTGAATAACCTTTGAATAAATCAAAAGCTTTTTTATCTTGTAATTTTTGATGTATTGATTCATATAAATCTTTAACAGTTGCATTTTTATTAAGTTCCAAAGATCGAATTAAAACTTTGCTAGAACCAGCAGTTTCTACTTCTAAATATAGTTTATTTGGATCTCGTCTTGATTTGTTTCTTGTGTTTATACCAAACATATATCCAATAAGTTTCATTGGTGGTATTCCGTGGAATCCTCTTGGAATTTTATTTTTCATTGCAGCCATTTTGTACTTCATTATGTCTTTGGTTTCCCACTATAGAATTAATTGGAACTTTTAATTTTTCTCCACCACCATTACCATTACCTATTCTTGTCACATTTATTGTATTTTTATTGACTTTGTTAACTGTGACTTTAATTGGTCTTCCTGTTTTTGGATTTTTAACATGAATTTCATTACCAACTTTAACTCCACCTTTTTGTTTTTTAGTTGTTCCAATGATTCTCCATTTCCATTTTTTGTCTTTTGGGTAATAAACATAAGTACCAATTGCTCCATTTTTAAGAATTTTTTTTTCCTTTGGTACGCATTTATAATATTAAGATAGAAAAAAATCTATCTTAATATTAGTTATGAGTTCTGATTCATCAATATATAGTTATGATAAATACTCTATTTTAACTGGAATTATATTTGGAGTTATAATCTTTGCTTTATTTTTTACAGGAAGTTATGCAGTATACAAATTTTACACATTAAACATTGTTTTCAAAAAAGCAAAATATTATATAGATCTCCTGTCAAATCCAAATAAAAGTGATAAAGAGAAAAATCAGGTTATTTCAGAGAAAGCCGACAATGGATTTGCATATGTTTTGAGAATGGTTGATAATCTCAATTACGCACTTTTCGGTAATTTTTTTGATGCAATTTTCAAGAAAAAACAACAAACAAAACCAGTAACCCCATCATCTATTTACAACGAATATATAGATAAACTTACATTAAGATGGGCGCCAAAATTATACATGATTTTGTTAGCATCTGGAACAATATTGATGCTTTTGAAATTAACAGTCAATTTTACATTTACAACAATAATTGCCAAAACAATAGATTCAGATAATGATGTGACACCTTATGGACAAACAACATTTAAACCTTCAACAAATTATTACAGTGAATTTGCTCAAATGGTTTTATTGTTTTTGCTTAATGTTTTAATTGCTATTTCACCAACTATTTTTATTTATTTATTCAACTTGATCAAATGGCTATATACACACATTAAGGGTATATGGTTGATGATTTTAACATTGATAATTTTTATTTGTGTACTTGTTTACTTTTATTATAATTTGTTTAGTGGTGGTTTTGATTTGACCGATAATCCGACTGTTAATTCTGCAACATCCAATGAGAGTTATTCAAAGAGTATTTTGAAATCTTTCTTCAATACTCAGGATTCCGATTTCGCAGATAGTATATTCTCATTCAAAAACACATTTACAGGGAGTTTCGGTATTTGGATATTTGTTTATGTTATTTTCTTCATATTTGAATATAAATACATCAATAATATCGAAGTCAGAATGAGAGATAGAATAACAAAATTCTTAACAATTGGTTTAGTATTATTCGCATATTGTCTATACCTTTCTTATAGAAATTATGGCAGAAATGATGAGGAAAACGATGTTTTTGATAGTGACTACAAACTCAGAGATAGTATGTATAAAGATTCAGTAAACAACATTTTTCAAGCAATCGTTAAGTACAATTACCCATGTATGCCATTTACAAGTTAGTTAATAAAATTGAAATATTCAACGCCAATGAATTAAAAAATAATCTAATTAATCTATCTACGTTGGATGTGAAGGAAGGGGTGGAAGGTAAATGCTTCCATAAAATTGACACTGTTTTTAACACACTTGCTTTAGCCATATATTCAATATGGCTGAAGGTCATGCCAATGTTTTTTCTGACCCAAATGAGGACGTCATCATTCTTTGTATTCTTTATAGAATCAAGAATGCCGACTCTGGAAACTGGGTTGAGGTTTCTGTTCTGAGAGGTGCAATTCCTGGCGAGGGGCGTGATGTGCAAACTCACATTTACATCCCATCGATCAAGAATTGCTCTGCGGTTTGTTTCGGTGATGCATCACAGGGAAGTGTCGTGAGATACCTTGGAATGGAATCTGAGGCAGCTAACGATGAGTCTCCAGCGTACGCACGCTTTAACTGTATGCTCCAGGACATTCTTAGGATGAGGGCCAAGTACTGTTTTCTGACAGTGCCACGTTCAACACTCTTGAATGGTCGTTTTTTCGGCATTCTCTGAGCAGTTGTCATATTACTTTTTCCATTTCGAAAATTTTATAATTTACTCACCATCTCTGATTTTTCTGTACTCTTTTTCAGCATTGTCTTTATTACCTTTCATTGTACCATATGTTATACCGCCAGCACTTACTCCACCACATACTGACCCTGTCAACGCCGCAATGGTAATACCTGTTCCAATTTCCCATCCAATTAATCCTCCAAGTGGACCTCCAAAAATTAAACCAACAACAGTACCAACTAGCGTTCCCTTTATAATTCCAATACTCTTTTGATATTTATTAGCCTTTGCTAATTGAGTATTGGCATCCTTTACAGTTTCTTGGGTGTCTTCTACTTTTTCTTCAACATTATCAAGAACCACACCACTATCTTCCAATAATTTATTAACGTCGTCCATTGTTTCTTTTAAAATAGTAGAATCTTTCATCAATTTTTTATAATCCTCTTCATCCTCTTTTTCCATATATTCATCAGTAATAGTGATAACACTATCCTCGTCGAATTCAAATGATGTTGACAAATTAACTTCTTGTTCACTCATGTTAAATATATATTATAACCATATTTTTATATCAATTCAGACTTTTGTAATAAACAACACTTACATGTTCATCTAAATGATGAGGAAGTTCCCATTCACGATGACTTGTTGGATATTTATAGTCAGCGTTAACAACATGTACAAACGGTTCAATATCGAAAGCTTCATGTTTTGAATAATACAAAATATCTTGACTCAATTTTTCATTAGGTTTTGCAAAATTGTAATCAACAAGTTCTGGTGGTTCATCTGAATACTCATTTTCCAATTCTTTTTCATAATATTCATTAGACGTACTCAAAAAAACTCTTTTTATTACTTCTTGTGGATCATCATTTGTTAAAATAACAGGAGATCCCTCAAATTCAACATTACTAATAAAATCAGGATCAGTTGTAATTAAATACTTGAATCCTTTTGTGTCATATTCACCAAGATAAATATAATTATCACTTATGACAAAATTTTTTCCTCTCCATTCTGGATCCGGAAGTTCATTATCAGAAACAATGTGAAGTTGGTAAACTGATCCTCTATAATCGTGTGTGAAATAAACATGCATATTTATTATGTGTAAAAAGAATAATCTTTTAAATAAAAAATCACTTTTTTTAATCTAAAGACAAGACACATAAGAAATAAATAATAAAATGTGTGGAATTTTTGGCTATAAAGGTAATAAATATAGTGGGGATCAATTAATGAAGTTTTTATTAGAAAATAAACATAGAGGTCCAGATAATACTCATTTTAAGGTTGTGAAAGATTTTTACTTTGGATTTAACAGATTGTGTGTTAATGGATTGGATGATACTAGTGATCAACCTTTTCATTTGAAAGGTTGTCATTTAATTTGTAATGGAGAAATATACAACTATAAAGATTTAATTAAGGAGTTTGATTGGGATAGTGTATATACTTCACATAGTGATTGTGAGATTATTATTCATTTGTATAGGGAACTTGGCTTTGAAGGTATGTTAAAAAGATTGGATGGTGTTTTTGCCATGATGTTGTATGATGAAGAAAGCGAGACTGTTTATATTGCTCGAGACCCACTTGGAATTAGATCTTTATATTATAGTTTTGAAGATGGACAAATCGCCGTTGCTAGTGAAATGAAGAGTTTGGTAGCGTTTAATGATGTAGGACAGTTTCCTTCTGGTCATTATTGGTCAATCACGGTCAGTGCTGATTGTTCAAGCACGATCAGTGCTGATTGTTCAAGTGCTGAAGGTAAATTTGTGGAGTATTATCATTTTGATTATGAGATTAATCATGATATTACAGAGGATGAAGTTTTAACTGGGATTAGAACACTTTTTACAGAAGCTGTTGAGAAAAGGTTAATGTCTGATAGGAAGATTGGTTGTTTGCTTTCTGGTGGATTAGATAGTACTTTGGTAACAGCTATTGTTTGTAAAAAGGTTGGTGCTGAGAATATGAATACTTATTCTATTGGTTTGGAGGGTTCTGTTGATTTAGAGTGTGCGCAACGTGCTGCTGATTATTTGGGAACTAATCATACAAATATTGTAGTAACTGAGGAGCAGTTTTTATCTGCTATTGAGAAAACTATTAAACAAATCGAGAGTTGGGATACAACATCAGTTCGAGCCTCTGTTGGGAACTATTTAGTTAGTTTATATATTGGCGAGAATAGCGACGATAAGGTAATTTATTGTGGAGATGTATCTGATGAAATGTTTGCATCATATAGGGGATTTATGTCGGCTGATACAGAAGAGAGTTTGTTGAGGGAGAATGTTATTATGTTAAAGAATATTAGGTATTATGATGTTTTGAGGAGTGATAAGAGTATTAGTGGTGCTGGTTTGGAAGCACGCGTCCCTTTTGGTGATTTGAAGTTTGTCAATTTTGTTATGTCCCTTCCAGCTAAATATAAAATGTTTAGTCATGAAAAGATGGAGAAATATTATTTGAGAAAAGCTTTTGATGGATATTTGCCAGATGATCTGTTATGGCGAAGGAAGGAGGCTTTCAGTGATGGGGTAAGTTCATTGAAGAGAAGTTGGTTTGAAATTATTAGGGAATATGTTGATAAACAGATACCGGATGGTGAATTTGATGTAAGGTGTATTCCATTTAAATCAAATACTCCTTATGATAAAGAATCCTTATTTTATAGGGAAATTTTTGATAAGTATTATCATGGAAAGGATGATACAATTCCGTATTATTGGAGGCATCCCTTTAGTACAATTTTGGATCCATCTGCTAGATTATTGGACACCTATTAATCTTTTTTTAGAAAAAAGATTTGGCAAAAACACAATAATTAATCTTTTTATCTTGGTTTATTATATAAATGAATGTTAATATAAAAAACTATTCATGTTTAGCAAAGAATTTGAGAATTAAATCTAAATGTCCAGATTCTTGTTATAATACAGCAAATTGTGCTAGAATTAACGGTAAAAGGGGAAAATGTAGATCAAAAAATAGGTGTAGATGTATTCCGGTTGAGAAGAGAAGAAATATGAATAAGTGTAGAACTCAAGCTAAGTTGGGTATTTTATCAAAAAGTGTTAATACTCAAAGGATTAATGATGGATTACCACCAAAGAGTAATTGTGAATATAAAAAACCTATTTTTAAAAAAATGAGTGACACGTTGTATTACAATAAAATATACACATGGGCTTATAATTCAATAAAAAAGAGATTTTTAGGTACGAGACATGGAAAAACAAAAGTGAATCGTGAACAAAAAAGGAGATTACATGCTTATGCCAGACAATATACAGTAATGTGGTTAAGACGGTTTGCTTCATCACAAGGTCCAACTGTTGATGGATGGCCAGCCACGACTTTGGTAGGAGATAATAGAAATCATTTTTCGGAAGTTCAGGATGGTTATGCAACTAATTGTTGTTTACCAAGGAACGGAAGTCAGATTGCTTTTGTCAGAAAGGCCCTCACAAATCCAACCACATTTTGTAGATTAACGAATAATAAGAAATGTAGTCAAGTTTATTGTCAAAGATTAAAAAGAATTGCTCAAAGAAGACGTGAAAGAAGATAAGTCGGATAAATTTGTCATTATTATAATTTTAGCGAAAGACTCCGCAATTTGTTTCTCACGCGAAAGACTCCGCGACTCGAACCAAATTGTACTCTGAATCAAGTTCAGTCAATTTGTTTCTCACGCGAAAGACTCCGCGACTCGAACCAAATTGTACTCTGAATCAAGTTCAGTCAATTTGTTTCTCACGCGAAAGACTCCGCGACTCGAACCAAATTGTACTTTCTCATGAGATCTTCAAGATCACCTTTTGATGCTGAAGATTTGTACTTGATTTTTTTGGTATCGAGTGCTTTTTTAATGATAGCTTTTGTCAATTTTTTCTTTTTCTTGACAGTAACTTCATCCTCTTCTTTTACCTTTACTGTTTTTTGAGGACTGGGTTTAGGTTTAGGTTTAGGTTTTGGCCTAGTAAAAGTCTGAACCTTTTTGACAATACGTCGGACAGGTCCGGTATTTGTCACTTCAAGTTCATCCAATTCAGCATCAATACGTTCACTAACTGTTAGTTTAGCGTTTCGACGTTCAAGTTCTTTGTCAATCTTACTAATGTAATGACAAAGTTGGTGTCGTTTACGTTTAAGTTCTTCTATAGTTTGATTTTCAAATGAAGTAGTCATGTTTTATCTGAAAGATTTTTGAAATTATAATAAAAAAAAATCACTTTTTTGGCAACAGCTTCGCTCCACCTACGTAGACAGATTTATTATAAGTTAGATATAATTTACGCGACTAAAAGCCATTTACAGGTTTTCGGGTAATCTCCCAATGGCCTGCTAGATTAACAAGTGAACAATACCATGACAAAACCCACCCATTTTGATCAAACCACCATTCCATTTGGGTACTAAGAGTTTTTACATTATCGTTAGTGTATTTTTTTTGTTCCTCTGTACTAATAGCATCAACAGCATCCCAAAATTCTTTTCTTGTTACTTTCGCGTAATCACCAAACCATTTTTTTTAATTAAATCAACCATAACTTCAAGCATATGATACTTATTTAGAGTATTTCCGACTTGTTGAAGCATGACTCCATTTGGGTAGAATCGTCTATACGATTCTTATAATTATCCATATCAGTTGGTGTAAATAATGTAATCATATTTAATTGAATAAATTATAAAATCCTGTTTAAAAAAAAAATCATTTTTTTTAGCAAGAAACTCTGATATGTTTTATACTTATATAAATAATATTAATTAGATTAATGAAATTGGATTGTGTTATTACAGCAACAAATGAGAATCCCTTATATATAGAATTTATACCGCTTTTTGTCAAAACTTGGAACAAATTATATCCAAACGTTGATGTTAAAATTATTTTAATAGCTGAGAAAATTCCTGAAGAATATTTGGGGTATAAGGATAATATAATATTGTTTGAACCGATTGAAAATGTTTTTACTAGTTTTACTTCTCAATTTATACGTTTGCTTTATCCTTGTTTGATGAATTATGAAAATGGAGTGATGATCACTGATATGGATATATTACCGATGAATACGTTTTATTTTACGGAACACATTGAAAAATTTAGTAATAATAAGTTTATATATTTTGGGGAGATGTTTAGAAAAAAACACCAAATTATAATGTGTTATAATGTTGCCACCCCAAAAATATGGAAAGATATATTTGGTATAAATAGTTTAAAAGATATAAGAAATACAATTAAAACGGTATTTCAAAAGAATGAAATAGAAGAGGGATCTGGAAATAAAGGTTGGTTTATTGATCAACAATTTTTATATCAATTGGTTATGAATTGGAACAAAAAAACAGATAATTTCGTTTGTCTCAAAGAGAAAGAAATAGGTTTTAGAAGATTGGATAGAGGAACTTTTAATTTGAACAATAGAGTTGTGAGACTTTATATATCAAATGGGATATTTTCTGATTATCATTGTTATAGACCAATGAGTAAATATTCTGAGATAAATAATGCTATTTATGAGTTATTACCTTTACAAAATAAAAAATGAAAATTTTTATGACTTGAACTCAATTTTTTTAATAAAAACATGAGTTATTCAGATTATGAAGGAACATTTGATTTTGAAGAGCAAGAAGGAAATAATTATATTATTTATGGAGTTCGTGTAAAATATAATTCAAAAGAAGAAGCTGATCAAATTTGGGAAAGAGTTGGAAATGATTCGCACAGGTTGTGTAATGGGATTTGGACATATCGTTGTTGGATTTACACTAATGAAACATTCCACGCACAGATGTTGTCCAACATCCTTTGAAATTCCTTCGAAAAACGAGTTGGATGAATTAGATAAGGAAATTAAGCAATTTTATCCAAATGCTAAACCAAAATTGTATTATTTTCCAACAACACATATTCGGTAAAAAAAAATGAATTTTATAATTATAGATTTATTATTTTGGAAACAATAAATATGGGTAATCATCTAACCATCGTAGATACATTGAATATTAATGGTTTTGAACCAGTTATTCTAAAGAAATATGAAAATGGGGAACGTTATGTAATTTGTCAAGGGAAAAACAGATGGGAATTTAATTTTTTTAATGTTTCAATCAGTTACAACAGACATAACAAATATATTCAAGTAAATGGATTTGTTTCCGTTGATAGTGATATACAAAGATCGTCGGTTATTCAATTGACATAAAAAATTAAAAAATGAATTTTTATAAATCATATAAAATTTTGGTAATTGAATTAATTACCAAAATGTCTACAACTCTTAAAGATAAAATGTTAAATCAAAGAATTGCTCTCACATGGGGGGGACGCTGGTGAAAATCACGTAGGTATGGAAATTATTGGTAATATTCAGGAAAAAGGCACAGGATTTACATTTGATGATTTGAAAAACATTAAAGATCATATTCTAAAAGAACATGACCATGAGATTGAATTTGTTGATTTATCACGTGATGAAAATAAAGCTTGTGTTCTTATTATTCGTAATTTTGTAACAAATACTAAACTCCTTAAACTTTTCCAAGAGTTAGACAATTGTGAATGGGACACTAAATATTATGACAGAAGACGCAAAAAAGTATTGAATAAAAGAGCCAGATACAACCTTCTTTTCCAACATGGAATTGCTCAAGAAGCGGACTATGAAAATGGAAAAGGAACTATTATTGATTTAGATACTTTGACTAATTTGTGTTCCATTGAGGAAAGTTTATTCAAACTTATTGTCGATTCTTTGAAGGAAATTAAGTCGGAAACAAAATGGGTTCCCTTGATTTGTGAAGGTAATAATTATTATGATTTGAAGAAGTGTTATATTGGTTTTCATGGGGATACTGAAAGAACACGTGTTATTTGTCTTTCAGTTGGAACAAAAGATTATCCTATGCAGTGGCAGTGGTATCATAAAGGTCAAGAAGTTGGTGAGCCTTTTAGTATAACTGTGAATGGAGGAGATGTTTACATTATGAGTGAGAAGGCTGTTGGTCAAGATTGGAAGAAACGAAATATTCCAACATTGCGTCATGGAGCAGGTCAAAAAGTTATGAAATAATTTTTTTTTTTGTAAAATTATAAACCTTTTTTTGTTTTTCTAGATTTTTTAGATCTTTTATATCCACCACCTTGTTGTGCTTGTTGTGCTAGTTTTTGTTGTCTTTTTAATTGGACCATTTCTTGGAGAAGCTTTTTAACTGTTGTTCCATCTTTTTGATCTTGTAGTACTCTTTCACCTTCTTTAAGCATTCTTTCTAAGCTGGAGTCACTGTCATTACTAAAATCTGTTGAAGAATCTAAGCTACTTGCATATTCATGTGCTTTGTATATCATAACGAATCTGACAATAATGATTATGATGAGGGCGACATAAACTATCCAATTGATACTAATCATTCCAATATTTGCTTTAGCTAATGTTGATTGGTTGATACCTAATGATAAATAAACAGAACTGTAGATTAGATTAAATACTAACATTATTCCTAAGAATACAACTAAATTGAATGATGTTTTGTTCAAAACACTTTTAATCATATTTGCCAATGTTTCTTTTTTGATGAATGATAATATAATAAGTGTTACTATTCCACAAAAGAAAACAACATTAAGGAACATTACAATTCCGCTCCATGTTTTATTTTCTTCTTGTTCAACTTCTTCTAATTCATCTGATATCATATCATCTGATGTTGTATCATCAGATTCTTCTTGGAAAAAGCTACTTGTTGATCCAGTTTCATAATTTGATGATGATTTCTGTGTTGACGGTGATTCTTGTGTTGACGGTGATTCTTGTGTTGACGGTGATTCTTGTGTTGATGGTGATTCTTCAGATTCTGAAAGTAATGCTTTGCATGCTGCGACACTACTACTTTTATCAGCAGCATTTGAACCTGTTCCACCAGATAAACTTTTTGATGACAGATCACGTTGTTCAAAGATAACAAAGGAGTTGTCGGTTGATGTATTTTGTGAAGGGTTTTGAAGTGTACTAATTGTGGAGTAAAGTGTGTTGTAAGCTTGTGTACCTGTTGTTACAGTTCCTCCACTTACAATTTGTGAAACATCTGAAATATAATTTGTTTTGAAACTGTTTGGAACATAAATCTTATTTTTGTAAACATACCAATTAACTGATAAGTTATTTGGATGTGTATAGTTATAAAACCATCTATTACTTGGTAATAAATCACTTATATCCCAATCCGCAATAGTTGACACTGTTTTTTGTGCATTTCTATCAGGTAAATCACTAGCTAAAGATTCAAAAAGTTTGTAAGCAGGTAATGAATCGTTCGCAACAGCTGTTGATAAATCTGAGGTTTGTTCTAATAAAATGGCTAAAACTTTATAAGTGGTCATTCCATTTGTAGTATTCTTAAAAACAATATAAATTTCGCCATCAAAAATAGTTGATGTTCCATTTACATACATTCTATGTAAAGATGGGCAAGTAATAACAATATCGGTGAGTGTATATAATTTATCTGATGGGGTGTTACTTTCTGAACAAACATCTATAGAACTATAACAAGGAAACATAGTTGATTTTGATGTTAATCCTTGATCGGGTAAAACATAAAGTTTTCCATTTTGGTTTGTAACTGTGAATTCGTTTTGTTGTTGGAAATTAAAATTAATGTTACAAAGTTCAATACATGGTAAAATATTTCCTTCTCCTCCAACTAAAATTGGTGGTGCAGTTGATTTAAATATGGTACTTCCTATGTCAGTATTTAAAACTTCGACTTCTTCAGTAGTAAGACTAGTCATATATATATTTTACACACAAAAAAATGCTTTAGATTCCGTACATTACAAATCATTGATTTTGTACACTTTTTTAGTATTTAGTGAGCTTTGATTGGACATAATTATTAACAAGACTTACTGGATATTTTTTTTCAAGTTCCTTAACATTGTAAACTCTATCTGTTGAGCCATATTGTTGGAAATTTTGGTAAAAAGCTGGATATTGTTCATAATTATATCCAAGTAGTTGACCTTTTTTTGGTTGTGGTGGATATAATTGAATATTTCCTTGTTGTTGTTGACCATATAATTTGTTGAAATATTCTTCACTACTTAATTCTGGTTGGATCTCTTCTGGTGGTGGAACTACACCTTTTTTGTAAACTAATTGTTCACCATTTTCAACTTTTGTTAAATTTTTCAAATGGTTATAGGGTAATTCATCTTTTTTATTTTGGAAGCATTTTAACCAATTGACATAATCTTGTATAGTGAAATTTCCAGAGTAGTTAAGCATAAATATTTTTTTATCAATTGGAGACATATCCATTGGATGTGCGTGATTTGTTGGTCCGTAGTTACAAATAACTGTTTTACCACTTTTACATTTTTCGTGATTTAAACAACAAATATCTCCTTTGTCATCAAAAACTGTAGGATCGAGTGGTTTGAATCCTTTATTGGAATTATCAAAACCTTCTACTAAATTTTTACTCTTTGTTGTAAATGTTTTGCGTCCACTACTTAAAAAACTTTCAATTACCTCCTCTTCAAAAGAAGTTTCTTCTGTATCAGGAACTTCACTTTGTGTGGTTGATGAAGTTGATTGGAGATTTCCAGTATTCATATTTATTGATATTTCTCCTAAATTTCTACGAATAACAATGGCTACTATTTTACTAGCTAAATATGTAACAAAAAGAAATGTTATAATTATCACTAATACCCAAATAATTTTACTTACTATTTGCATACTTTCCTTAATATAAAATAGATTTTATTATTATTTAAAAAAATTGTCCCTTTCAATATATGAATATTAATTTTCAAAAATGTCCTGTTAATATAGAAGAATCATTTTGGGAAGACCTTTATCATAAAAAATTAAAAGTGTATGGTTTATCAAATAATGAACATGAAATTGAAAATGGAAAACTTATTTTATTCAATACAGTTAATGAAATAAAGAAAATGGATAAGAAGGGGTTAATGAAAAATCAAAATAAGAAAACATGGGAGGCTATAAAAAGTGGTGAAGCCATTAAAAATCCAGATTTACTTTTTGAATATACTATTCTCGTTTATATTGATTTTAAAGAAGTACAATTTTTTTATTGGTTATATTCGCCTAAATTTAATAATGATTATAAAATGAATTCAATAAAAAATTTACCACATCAAAAAGAAGACAAAGAAGAGAAATTGGGAAATATTTATATGATTGTTAATGGAAAGATAAAAAGTTTATATGAAGGTTGGGAAAATAGATTTGAGAAAACTTCATATATTGTTTTTAAAAATAAAGATAATGATCATATATTTTCTAATAAATTGAAAAACTTATTAATGTTGCTTTCTTTTTATAATTTTGATAAAAAAGAGTATAAAATAGTTGTATTGACTGAAAATAGTGAACAGAATTTTTGTTTTGGTTTCAATGATTCATTTACTGGTTATAAAAATGTAACTGGTTGGGAGGATAGTAAAGCGAAAATTGTTAAATTAAATTCATCATTGATTGAGAATACAACAAATCTAAATTTAAATTTAATGAAATGGAGATTTTGGCCAGAATTTGATTTAGGTCTAATTAAGAAAACAAGATGTTTGTTATTAGGTTCTGGTACATTAGGTTGTTCTATTGCTAGGATTTTGTTGGGATGGGGATTTCATAATATAACTTTTGTGGATAATGGTAAGATTTCCTATTCTAATCCCACAAGACAATCTCTTTATGAATTTGAAGATGTTAAAGGTGGAAAATGTAAAGCACAAGTTGCAGCAGAATCTTTAATAAAAATAAATCCGTTTGTTAAAGCTAATTGGAAATATTTAACAATACCAATGCCATCTCATCCTGAAAGTGTTAAACAAATTGGTGATTTAGTTAAACTTATTGTAACACATGATGTTGTTTTCTTATTGACTGACACTAGGGAATCAAGGTGGTTACCTATTATGTTATCGAAGTTTTATAAGAAAAAACTGTTCAATTTGGCACTTGGAATGAGTACATATTTAATTGATACATCAGCATCAGATGCATGTTATTTTTGTAATGACGTAGTTCCACCTGTTAATTCAACTTTGGATAAAATTGTTGATCAACAATGTACTATAAGTAGAATGGGATTGAGTTCTGTTGTTTCTGGTTTTGCTGTTGAAATGTTAGTTTCTGATTTGAATGGTAGGGATATACCAAAATGTGTAAGAGGTAATGTTGATGATTTTTCATTTAATAAGTTGGAAACAAGTAAATATCCGAATTGTTCATGTTGTTCGGATATGGTTTTAAAAAAATATGATAAAGAAGGTGTAAAATTTGTTGAAGATGTTTGTAATGATTTAGATAGTAATTTATTAAAGACTATTAGTGGTCTAGACACCATCACTGTTACCAGTGACAACGGAGTCATCACTTTCTAACTCATCAAAATAAATATAATAGTTAACTCCGTTTCTGTTAATCTTTAAATAATGATCTTTTAATTCAGTCGTTTTATTAGCAGTTCCTCTTGTATCCGTGTTTTCGTTTTCAGCATCAATAAAAAGTTGATAACCAAAACTATTAAAATATTCATTCATAAATTCTAATCTATCCCCTACCATCTCTTCTAATAAAACAACATTTCCGAATTTAATCTTACATCCCGCAACAAAAATGTTTGTTAATTGTTTAAAGATATATTCAACAATCTCTTCTTCGGTATTTAATTGAGAAAAATCAAGTGTTAAGTGAAATGTTCCTCTTGATTTTGGTTGGCCATCAAATACAGTATAAATAAAATCTAAAATTGTTCCTGTCTCTTCATTCATATTATAATTGTTAAAGAATAGTGTCTTTATACTCTTTTATAAAAAAAAAATTGATTAATTTTTAGCTTAAAATATTTAATTAGGATAAATAAATATGCACCGAATAAATGCTAACAATCGATACCAACGTTTTAATAATATTGGTCATCAAAATAAACCAAAATTTGGATTTGTTCAAAATCAATTCGACGATAGGGTTCATGCTAAGCGATTGGCAAGAAAGCTAGAAAAACAAAAACAAAAAGAGGTTGAAGAAAGGATCAAAGAAGATGAACTATTGAATACACCTATTTATGATAATAAAAAACTTATTACAAAATTTGATAGGATTTTTAATGAAAGGAAAAGGGAATTTCAATTGAAAGTAAAAGCTTGGTTTATGATTTTCATATTAGTTGGAATGGTACTCTCGAGTGTATCAATTCTTGAATCAACTCATATTGAGACTTTTAGTCCATGTGTTTATACAAAAAATACGCGGAGGATATCCCCCGCTGACCCCCTTAGCCATCTCGACACGGAGTGTCGAATGGGTTACAAATTGGTAACTAACTAATAACCAATTTATAACCAATTTGACCCGTTCACACGTAGTGTGAGACGGAGCGTAGAGTTTAAAAAAAATTGAATAATATTTTTCCACCCTTTTAATTGTTGTTTTGTTTAATATGTCTGAAACGATGAATAGTAAAGATTTTTTGGAGCAATATAAGGATTTGGAAGTCCCAGATGGACTTTCAAAGAGTAAGCGCGGACAGTTTGAGGGTGTAGTCACAACAATTCGAAAGGTTGTTGATGGTGAACCATTGAATGCTACACGTGCTAGGAATATTGCTTCTGCTTGGTCTAAAATCATGGAAAATGATGCCAATACCGACGTTTATGAAATGGCCCTCGAGTCTGGTTTCGACCAAGCTCTTTGGAATCATTTTGCCGAAGTTGGTGGTATAAATTTCAACAAAATTTTGGATCATCGTAAAGAACGTAAGGAGATTAACGCTGAGTGCAAGAAGAATAATGGCGCTTATTTCGTTGGTCACGTTACATTGACTATTGGTGAGGAAGAGGAGTGTGATGATGGTAAGTACCGTTATCCACTTACAACTGTTCCTGTGAATGTGCCTCGTGAGGGATGTTCACTCCGTAGATTTGATAAGGGCGTTTACGGTTTTACTGTTCCATCTCATATCCTCGAGAGATTTTTTGAGGGTTCTGAGGAGGAATTGACTGGCGATCATGTCTTCCGCGTTGAGTGGAGGCCTTCCCGACGAAAGAAGGGATTTTATGATGGTCAAGTAAAGGCACTTGCAGATGACGTTAAGCCTGACATTATTCCTTACCCCAAGAGAGGCGGTGGTGGAAAGAAGGGTGGATCGAACAAGCACAAGATTGTTTATCGCGATCATTATCCAATGACCGTTTCGATGAATGATGATGGTTCTTATCGAGTCACAACTCCGCCATTCAAGCTCAAGAAGGCTGATGATGGTCGTACGTATTTCTTGTCAAGGGTTGATGACAACCTGTATGGTTTCAGAAGTGTTCCGGCAAACGTCATGAATGATTTGTTTGATAAGGACACTGAAATTACTGGAAAGCATACGTTCGAGGTACTCTGGCGAGTACGAAAGGCACAGGATGGAGATCATCTGTATTCTGTCCTTGGTTGTCTCGCAGACGATGTTGAGACAACTGTTCATTATGTTGATCCAAAGAAGTTTCGTTCTCGATCCCAAGGAAAGAAGAATGGCGGGTTTACTCGTTCTGTTCAGGAAACCATTGCGATGAAGAAGGGTCAACTGCTTTTCGCCAACAAGAAGTTGAAGGACAAGCTTGACGAGTAAAAGGTAATTTGAAAATAAATCGGGTTCCTTTTTTATAATTTTTATCATAATATATTACACCATTGTGTGCTTCTATAATTTTTTTACATGAATATAACCAAATTCCCGTACTATATCTACCTTTTTTTATGTTTATATTTTTATTGAATAGACCGAATAAATCGTCTATTTTATTTTCAGGAATACCAATACCGTTGTCGCTAACTGAAAAAATAATATTTTCAGGATCTCTATCAACATTTATTATTATTTTTCCTGTTTTTTTATCTATAAAATCAAGACTATTACTTATTAAATTATCTAAAACTCTTATAATTTTCATTTTGTCACAAGATATACATAAATTATAATATGTTTTATGACCAAATTCAATTCTTTTATTTTTAATATTTTTAATTTTTATTGTTTTTTTTTCAATAACATATTGATCCAAATTCATTTTAAATATGTCTACAATATCTTTTGCATATTCATAAGCTTTTCTTGTACTTTCAAATATAGCTTGGAGTTTCTTATCTGGATTATCAATAATATTTAACATACTTATTGATGGACTTAAACAATTAACAATATCGTGATGGATCATTGCCATCATTTTGTTCTTAAATTGTAAGTTTTTATAACCAATTTGTACCTACAGAGCAAAGCGAGGTAGAAAAGGGGGTCAGTGGGGGTTACCCCCACAAAAAAAATTGATACTCAGAAAAATCATGTTTTTCATATCTTTATATTGATTGGCTCTGTTGTGGCGTGTACAACTTTGAAATGAAAG